AAAAACCGAGATTGTGATGATTGTTATTTAAATGAATTTTGTATAGCTCCTAATAAAATATTCTCAAAGGACAAAAAAAGAAAAAAGAACCATTGACAAAGTTTTTATATTCTGATACATTTTTTATATGAAACTTGCATCAATAGAAGTTATCAAATCTATAAAAAATCACGAAAACGCAGATTCTTTAGAAATTGCGGAAGTTTTGGGCTGGCAAACAATTGTTAAAAAGGGAATTCATAAAGAGGGAGATAAGGTAGTTTTTATTACTATTGATACTATTGTTCCTCGTTATACTTGGTCTGAATTTTTAGTAGATCAGAAAAATCCAGATAAACCTATACGTTTAAAAAATATTAAACTTCGTGGAGAATTTTCGAGTGGTTTGGTTATTCCTCTGAGTGAATTTCCTGATCAATTTACCGAAACAGTTGTGGTCGGAGAAAATCTAACCGAATTATTGGGAATTACAAAATACATAAAAGAAATTCCGGCAAATCTCTCTGGAGAAACATTGGGTGATTTTCCTACTCATTTAGCCTCTAAGACCGATGAAGATAATGGACTGAATGATCCTAGATTGGTTGAAAAGGTTCTTAATCACGATTCTCATATCACAGTGACAAGCAAATTAGACGGAAGTTCAATAACTTTAATCGTTGAAGATGGTGTACTTACACAAGTTTGTACCAGAAATTTATCCAAAAAAGAAACCGAAAATAATACATTCTGGAAAGCTGCTCGAAAACTTACCATTCCAGAAAATTGGACTGGTACTATTGCTGGAGAACTTTGTGGAAATGGAATTCAACGCAATCAGCTTAAATTAGAAGACATTAAGATATTTGTATTCCAAATCAGTGAAAATAAAAAATACATGACCTACGAAGAGATGAAAGATTTTTGCGAAAATTCTTTACATTGTGACGTTGTTCCGCTAGTATCTAAATTAGGTTTAGAAGATCAAATAAAACTTTGGGTAAATCCATTGCAGAAACTTCAAGAACTCGCAGACAAACAAAAATATCCAAGTGGTTTAGAAGGTGAAGGAATTGTAATAAGACCGTCATCTTATCCGAAAGGTTATTCATCTCGTAGACCACTTGGATTTAAACTCATCAATAGAAACTATAAGGACTAATAATATGTATAAACTAGAAAGAAGAGAAAATGAAGGCGCGTGGTATGAAGTAATGCTATCTCCATTTAAAACAAGAGAAGAGATTAAAGCTTATCATGCAAAATACAGCAAATATTATCCCAGTACAAAAACAATGTATAGAGTTACAAATCTTGAATCAGGTGGAATGAAAGTTATTCGATGAATGTTTTTAAAGAATTGGATGATGTGGAATATACGAAATTTAAATTAAAACATATGACCGATGATATTTTGGATGCCTATAAAAAAAATCCAAAAGAATGCGAAAGACTCTTGAAAGAATTAGCCGATATAGATAAAGAATTGGAAGAACTAGATAAAGAATTTTCAAAATACATATGAAATTTATAGAAATACTTTTAGAAAATAGTAAGATAAAAGAAGCAAAATTATTTTCGGCTGCTAAAAAAGCCGCTAATAATCCAGAGACAGGTATTACAATTCAAAACAAATCCGCCTATCATGTTATAAAAGACTGTGCTAATATAACAATGAAATATCTTCCTCATTATGTATTTGCTAATTATGAATGCCCTTTTACCGAACTATCCGGAAAATTTAAAAGAAAAGAAATAGAAGAATTTGTTTCAGGTGCAGAAAAAGATATTGTATTGAATCAACTTCTTACTCTTATTTTAGAACTAAACGGTGGATTGGTAGAAAAGACTCCAAAAGTTTCTATAACAGATAATAATGATTCGGAAATTGGTGATCCTTACGGTGAATATGGTATTGATTCTCAAGAACAATCCAATAAAACCGAAATTGATAATAATTCATCTGTAGTAGATAGTCTATGCAAACTTTTTGATGTAAGATGAAGTAAGTAATTATTGACATCTAACAAAAATTATTATATAGTTTTTATAAGGTAGTTGGTTCCCGATGAGCCAATGGGACTGGGAATACTCGGTCGAAACCAAAATCGGAAAAATTGATATTTGACATTTTATTTTAGTAGACCTGCCATGCCTCTGCTTGCAAAAAAGTAATTTCTGAAGTACAAAGAAATGAAAGCGAGATTATGCACACTTTGGCGGGTGTTCGGGGATATAGCTCAGTTGGTAGAGCGTCTGCTTTGCAAGCAGAATGTCAGGAGTTCGAATCTCCTTATCTCCAGTATTTTACCAAGCGCAGATGCCTTCGAAAGCTCTACCGCGATGGGCAACAATGCAATGTTTCCGGAAACAACATTTAACCCATAAGGAACTTCAGAAGAAGTCTTGGTAATAATTTTTGAACTGCGGCGTGGAAAAGCAGACACGCTACATTGAAGGGTAGATATGGCGTTGATGGATGGTATTGCAATAATCATCTATCAAATGCACCGATAGCGCACATTGAGGTGCGATTGAAACCATAAACTGGAGTAGCGACCAGTCAGTTCAAATATAATTTGATAAGTCGGATGGGAATGGTGTGCTGTGCTGTTCTTAAAAAGCTAACCATTGCGGACTTATCACCAGACCCGATTAGGCAGGGGGTAACAAGTATCTTCGTCCAACGTGAGAAAAACACGGTAGCCAATGAAGACCTTTCTGGATCGATCTTTGAAATTTTATGGGGGTGAAAGGATTCGACATTGGATTCTAACTTCTCAGTGCATGTAGAGGATGATAGTTGGCCTCTTTAATAATCTATCAAAAAACTAAACGCAGAAGACAATACTTCTGATCTTTTAGCCGAAGCTGAATACATCTTCAACAATGCTGACGAGTTCCTCGCTGGCGTTGAAGACTACGCACTCGCCGCCTAAGAGCCTAACGGTAATCCTCTAAATCCGTTTTGAATTGCAGAGGTTTTGACGATCTGTTAGAAATCATGTAAAAAATATTACGGAGTTTGTTGTAACTTTAAAACATCAAGGTTGGTTAATGTGCCAAGATACCTTATAAATCAAATACATTAAAGCATGTGTAGATCTGAAAGTAAACGTTTAATGGACACGACTATCGTATGTCGTCACCTCCACCATTTTTGGGTAGATAGACTCGTAAGGGGCGAGAATTGGCTGTAGACCAATTGTTATTTTTAACCCTGTCCGTTCGAATCGGACTCTGCCCACCATTTATAAGTCTCTATAGTGTAACGGTTAGCACAGTACCCTCTCACGGTATTAGTATCGGTTCAAATCCGTTTAGAGATGCCAAATTTCGCGGAGTCGAACCAACCCCATTGAGCTACCAACTTGATGGGGTTATTTTATTTAAAACCGTGATAAGTATATATTATATGAAAAAATTATTTTTATCTTGTTTTATTTTGTTATTTTTAAATAGTTGTACGGTATATACAGAAAAACAATCCGAAGCATTATCTCGTTCGGTTTATGCTACCAAAGACTCTCTAGACAACGCAAGACTAGACTTAGCCGATACTTATGCTAACGAATCAACCAGAATAGTAAGACCTCCTAAACAAAGAATAGAGATCAAATCCGTTTATAAAAAAAATGTTGATAACAGTTCAAACATAGTTAAACCTACAATCATAAACAAACAAAGAGTTTTAATAGTGCCAGAAAAATATAAGAATGATATTGTTGTTGTGGTTAGTTCCGAAGAATATCAACAACTTTTAAAAGACAAAGAAACCCATGACCAAATAGAAAAAGACAATTATTCTTTGGTTGAAACTAAAAAATTAATTGATCAAGAATTAATACGTCAGATGGAATATAATGATAAAATGATAAAAGATTTGAATATAATGCAAAGAAAATTAGTCGAAAAAGATCTGGCTATTTTGAATAGAAATATTTTGATCGTTATTTTAATATTAACTATCGGCGGGGCGACATATCTTAGAATAAAAGGAATACTCTAAAAATATATTTTGCATAATTTTTTAAATCTGTTATATTAAATATAGGATGATAAAAGATGAAAATATTCTTTCACAGGAAATGGTAGGCTATTGCGAAAGTGCCATAGAAGAATCCAAAAAATTGTGTGATGATATATTAGACAATTATAATGGAAAATCCGAACAGAAAGAAGTTTTAAAAGAAATATCAAGAATGATAGAAATTGATAATGCGATTAAACAAAAAATAAGTGATTTGTCTTTATCTGATATTATTGAGGCTAATAATACATTGGACGAAGTTGATGTTTTGTTAAAACAAAAATTTAATATATTAGATACTATATTATATACAGATGAAAAACAATTGGTTTGATATTTGTAGTTGGACTATTGTATTAGTAGCATCTATGTATTCCACATTATATGGAACATATAGAATAATAGAAACTTTATTAAAATGAAAAACATACAAGAAACGTTAGAAAACTGTTTATATGATGATGAGACAGTTTTATTGGCAGATGGATTTGAAGATGCATTTGTTGGTATTGGTAGACAATTTGGTAAACCAATGGCGGTTTATAATAAATCCAAATGTATCGAATCTCTAGTAAAAGAAGGAATGGATGAAGAAGAAGCAGAAGAATATTTTCAATATAATGTGGAAGGTGCATGGGTTGGTGAAAATACTCCAATATTTTTAGAAACACTATGAAAATAGAATTGCCTAAATCTATACATGAACTAGGTCTAATTACGTTTAAAGAACCTATGTATATTGATCTATATCACGTAGATCGTCATAATTATCTAGCATATTTTGAATGGGATTTTGGAATGGACTGTAAAGTATTTTTGGATTCTTGGATTCTGGAAAGTAGAGCACCAAAAGGAATTAAAAATAAAGTTTTAATGCAGATTCAATATGATCTTGGTCATGCTTTCTTTCATTATGAAGGAGATCCAAATTATACATATTACCATTGGGCATTAAAAGCATGGCTAAAGGATAGAGTTGACTTGGATGAAGATTTTGGACAAGATTCGTACTACAAATAATTGTTGACATTTTATTATTTTTACACTACTATATAAAAGATTATGACATACAAAATCCGCAAACGTGAAAACATGGAAGTATATATGACAAGTGAAATCGTCGAATTAGACCCAAATGATTTCCGCGAGTTAGAAGAAAATCCATATACAGGAGATAGTCAAGAAGAGTTTTTGAAATATATTGAAGATTTAAACCTTCAATATAATGAACCATCCGATGAGTTGGATTTTGAGGTCCAAGAAGAGTTAAAAAAACTTGGAGAAAATTTGTCATGGACAGAATTTGGAAATTCCGCTGAACAAGGTTCTAATACTTGGTTTGAATTGGGCGAAGAGGATCCAGCATACCGTAGAACCGGAGGATTTAATATTAGCTGTAGAAGCAACGATAACTAAAATGAAAAAGAAAGTTAAACCATCTAAAAAAGTATCCATAGAGTTTGATGAAAAGCATCTTGGTACTCTTGCAACAGCATTAGAAGTCTATTCTCGTCTTCGTTCCGGTCAAATCAAAATGGCAATGGATACTGCCTTTTGGGATAAAGAATTAACATATCAAGATGGAGAAGTTCTTGAAAGCATGTTGAGAACTATCGTTTTTCATAAAGAAGAAGAATTGATGAAGCATAGAAATGCTTATTATGGTGTTGGTTGCGAAAAAATGAAAGATGGCACAGTTGCATGGGAAATTAAAAAGACCATTGATCAATATTTACATTACCAAAGAAATGATGGTTATAGAAGTATTTGTAATGTTTCTGGTGATGGGGCTTTTCAAATTTCTGATGTTCCTATTCCAAAAATAATAGAACCTTCTCGTATGTTGTCGGAATTTGCTTATTGGAAACCACAAAAAGAATTTAGAATTCCACAAGGGTATCAAAATCGGGTAGATAAAGCAATGAAAGATAAAGACTTTACTTTGGTTTGGGAGATAGTAGACAAGGCATTTAAGAATACTTTACCAAAAGGTTCTAGTTCTAGTGTACAAGAAGTTGCTGGAACCTATTATGTAATTGTTAAAGAACCATACAAGATGGATTGATAATGAATTATATCGATAAACATAATGTTTTAATTTTAAATAAACATTGGATACCCATTAACACAACTACTGCTAAACATTCATTTGCTTTAATGTATTCGGAAAACGCAAAAGGAATAATGATAGAAGAAGATAAAATAGTTCCATTGGAGTGGACTGAATGGGTTAGTTTAAATCTTAATGAAACAGATAGGAAGATAAAAACCGTAACAGGATTTATTAAAATACCTACTGTTATAGTTTTAAATTACTATGATAAAATTCCAAAACAAACTATAAAATTTACACAGAAAAGTTTATGGGAAAGAGATAATTTTACTTGTCAATATACAAATAAAAAAGTAACAAGAACAAATGGCAATATAGATCACGTAATTCCCAAATCTCAAGGGGGAAAGACATCTTGGGAAAATTGTGTAATTGCTCATAAAGAAATAAATGCATTAAAAGCTGATAGAACACCGGAACAAGCAGGATTAAAATTACTTAAAAAACCATCTGCTCCAAGAATTATGCCAGTTTCTTTTTATATTAGAAATAAAGAAGAAGTAAAAGATTGGGAACTATTTTTAAATTGATTATGAAAAATATTATTGAAGAAATTACAAACCTTACTGATGAATGGTATACATTGTGCGGAAAAGGCGGATATTATAAAGACCGTGACGCACATTGGTATATAGAAACCAAATGGAGTTATGGGCAACCTCCAAAATATATTGTGCAACATCACGGTTACATTTTACATGATTTTGAGGAAATAGAATGTTCTTCTTATGAAGAAGCATTGACTGTTTTGAGAGACATTCTAAAAGAAAAAATAGAAGAAGAAAGAAAATTTATAGAAGAAAGAAACAATGAAGATGAGTTGTAATAAATTTTACAGAATTAAAAAAGTTCAAAGAGATAAGAAAGAAATGTATTTTCCACAAAAGAGAGGAACTTTTGGCTGGAGAAATGTTTATTATGATCTATCGTTTGAAACATTACAAGGTGCTACAGGTTTTTTAGATGACTACACAACACCCGTTAGCAAAACAACCACTTACATAGAATATAATAATCCAGATGCTAAATTAAAGTTTGACATTTGGAGTAAATTCCTTCATATTTTTTGTTCTGACGTATGAAAACATTAAACAAAGACAAACCAATTTTATTCTTAGGAGATCATCATGGAGAATGGTCATATCTTCTTGAAATTATAGATAACAAAGAAATAAGTAATTGCTATCTTATTAGCGTTGGAGATTCGGGTATTGGATTTACAGATAACGCAACCCAAATAAAAAACGCCAATTATCTGAATTACGAATTCAAAGAAAGAAACATTGTGTTCATGTCTATTCGTGGAAATCACGATGATCCAGATTATTTTCAAGGTGACGATAGAGTAGCTTTAGATAACTTTGAATTGATAGAAGATTACACCCTGATGGAATATGATGATAAAAAAATTCAATTCATTGGTGGTGCGGTTTCTATTGATAGAACATCTAGAACCGAAGGACGCTCTTATTGGGAAGATGAAATAGTTAAATTTGAAAGAGATAAATGCGAGGAAGTAGATATTCTTATAACTCATACTGCTCCTTCTTGGTGCTTTCCGCAACAGTTTAATGAAACGGTCTATGGTTGGGCAAACGAGGATGCTTATTTACTAGAAGACCTCACGGAAGAAAGAGCAATAATGGATGAAATTTGTAAGCTATGTAAACCAAGACTTCATCTTTATGGTCATTTTCATAGCTCTTGGACTGAAAGAGTAAATGGATGTGTACATAAATTGTTAGATATTAACGAAATTTGGAGTAGCATCGAGTTATGATTTTTAAAAAGATAAGTAGTATAGTGAAAGAAACAGTCGTAGCTGCTGAATTTTCTTTTTATAATTCCTCGATTTATAGGGAATTCGTAGAAGAAAAGGAAGAAGTGATGAAACATAAATGGTTAGAGAGTGAAAAGAAAGGCTATGATATTGGTTATAGTACTGCTCTAATTGATTGGATTTTAAAACATAGGACTAATTGGAGGAATTATCGAAGAAATGAAAAATAGAACAAAAAACATTTTAGCCGCAACAACATTTCTTCTAGCATCAATACTGTATTACTGGTTGATGATTGTTTTAAATTAGTATTATTAGATGAAAGTTAATCTTCCTACAGGAGAAGAGTTTTGCGTTAGGGATTGTGTTATTGCGAACACTGAATGCAAACTTGTATTCCCAATTAAACATGATATTAAATGGAATGATGAGAATAAAGTTTTCCGTTCTTCTATTTGGACTAAAGATGGAGAATTGATTAGTGCATCGTGGAAAAAATTTACAAATCTTGGGGAGCAATTAGAGTTTGAACCGCTTAATATTGATTCCGATATTGAGTTTGTCCACAAGCTAGATGGATCAACTCTGATTATTTCAAAATTTAAAGGTGAGTTAATTGTTAGAACAAGGGGAACTAGTGATGCATGTATCTTAGATAACGGCGACGAAATTCCTTTTTTGAAACAAAAATATCCTTTGATTTTTGATAATGATCCTCTTAACATTGAACAATATTCGATTGTTTGTGAATGGTATTCTCCAAAAAATGTTATTGTTGAAAGAGAAGCAGAGGAACCAACTTTATGGCTTACTGGAATAATAAAACATGATGATTATTCTTATGTATTACAAAACAATTTAGATATACTTGCTTCGGAGTGGAAAATAGAAAGACCTATTCGTTATCAATTTAATTCACTTTCTTCAATGATTGAATCGGTTAATCAATGGAAGAAAGGAGAAGGAATTGTTATTTACGGAAACAACGGACAGGTACTAAAAAAAACTAAGTCAGATCGTTATCTCATTCTTCATCGCATTAAATCGACTTTGAGTAATGAAAAGAATTTAATTGATTATTATATAGAAAAAGAAATGCCTTCTTATAAGGATTTTTATAAAATAATTGAAACAGAGTTTGATTATGAGATTGCTGTTCAATTAAAAAAAGAAATAGAAAAAATTTGCGAAGCAGGAGAAAAATCAAAAAAATATATTGACCATATCCTAGAAGTAGTGCATGATATAAGAACAGTCGAAACCAGAAAAGAACAAGCATTAATGATCAAAAGAAATTTTAAAGAAAATTCTTCATTTGTATTTTCTGTTTTAGATGGTAAAATAATAACAAAAGAACAGTGGACGAAACTTATAAATCAAAATTATGAAAGCCAAAGAACTAATTGAAATATTGCAAAAACTAGATCCCGAAACACTCATCTTAGTAAATGGATATGAAGGTGGTTATGCAGTTCCTATAGGTACAAAACAAATAGAAGTATGTGGTCCGTTTAAAAGAGAATGGTATTATGGAGAATATGATGATTGCAAAGAAGCGGAACTATTCAAAACCAAGGCCTTTCTAATTAATCGATAAATATTTAATATGAAAATAAAACATACACTATTAGTACTGATCGGAGCTTGTTTAATTTCTTGCTCTACAACCCCAACAAATACAGAAAATTGGATGGAAACTAAGCAAAATGCTTGTCTTCCAACAGCAATTGCATTTAGAGAAGGATTGAGAAAGTATGATGTTTGGTCAGAGGTATTGATTTATAATTGGTTTGACCTGAAAAGTCAAACAACTAAGGGACATGCTATCGTTGCTTATATGTACCCAAAAGGCCAGAATCAGCTTTGGACGTATGATTTTTGGGGCAGCTATAGAATTCGCGCATTTAAAGATAATCCTTTTCAGATTGCTCAGCAAGCGGTAAAAGCAAGGATGGAAGATAGAATAGTAAATCATGCAGAATTTTTGAAATAATGTATTTTAATTTTACAATAAGAAACTTTTGCAAACCAAGAAAAGAATTTGAAAAGTATTTCTCGTTTTACAAACAACTTTCCAAATATAAAAATGTAGAATTTGAAACATTTTATTCAGGAGATAATATTTTTCAATTTGAATTGGATTTTTCTCCAATTTCAAAAGATCATGGCGGGTTGGGTATAAATTTAAATTTTTTAGGGTTTGAAGCGGGTTTGAAAATTTATGATTCTAGACATTGGGATTATAAAAATTGGTGCTGGGAAGAATAATATTGACTTCTTTCAAAAATATATTAATATTGTTTATATGAAACATGAAACCGAACTTGAGTTTGTTAAAAAGTATCCGAAAATTCTAAGAGATTACAGAGGAGATCCAATGCAAACATGCATGGCATTTGGAATTGAAACAGATGGCGATGGTTGGAATGATCTTCTTGATAAATGCATGGAGAAACTTCAATACTTCTGCGATCTTTGCTCGAAAAATGGCGCAGAGGTACAAGTCGTTGCTAATCAAATTAAATCAAAATTTGCAACGCTCCGTTTTTATTATAGTGGAGAGGGAGGAACAAAAATAGAATGGGATATTATCGATGACATTATTAATCAAGCAGAAGCAGAATCCGCTAGAACATGCGAGATGTCAGGTAAACATGGAGAAGTGTGTAAAAAAGGTGGATGGTATATGACACTATCTTATGAAGAAGCAAGAAAGCTAGGTTATGTAGCTTGCAATGAATCAACCGAAGCTTATTGGAAAGAGAAAGACGCAAAATTAGAAAAAAATGACGACCACGATGAACCAGAAACAACTTGAAGAGTTTGCATTTTACGAAAGTGGATTATCTGCTGATGGATGCTTGAAAAAATTAGATTCTTATACAGTTGAAGCCATTGAAAAATATGGTAGAATTCTTTTAGATAAACAAAAAGAAAACTTTATAGAAGGTTTTCAAGGAAGTTGTTATTGCTGTGAACCAGTTGGAATATTAAACCAAAAACTAGAAGAGATTGCAAGAAAGCTCTATGGGGTAGTTCTACATCTAAATGCCGTATCTCAGGATAAATCAATCGTCGTAATAGGAGAGAGTCTATACAACGAAACAGTAGATGCTATTAAAATGTATGAAGACTATAACACCAATTCTTGAAAAAATTCTATTCTTTTTAATTATTCTTGTGATAATATTATCTGCTTTTGTTTTTAATTATCACATACAAACACAAGGAAATTTAGAGATGGAAGAGTTAGAACAAATCGTAGAACGAGAAATAAAAGAAAATCATGGAAAATACTAAATACAAATTTATAGAAACAACAGGATGTACCGCATTTGATTTTTCGGTAAATGAAAAATCAGTATCGGAACTATCAAAGGAAGAGATTAATGAAATTCTAGATTACCTCTTTGTTAAAGTTAAAGAAGGTATTAACGATAATACAATACTCTTCCCTGATGTGGTAAAATTATTCCAACCTGACGATTGGCATTACGGTACAGAAAATTGTGAAACCTGTGGTGATTCTATAGACGATATTACTTGGAAAATATGATTTTAGCACTATCTGATCTTCATTTAGGCAGTCCGATTTGCCAAGCAAGTTTAACCTTACACTTGCTGGAAAATGAAAAATATGATACTCTAATAATTTGTGGAGACTTACTGGATAGCTATAACATTCACAGACTTTGCAAAATACAATGGAAAGTTCTTTCGGCTTTAAGAAAAATTTCAAAAAATAAAAAATGCATTTTTATTAAGGGAAATCATGATAAAGATCTGGAAACAATTTCCGCTCTTCTTGGTTTTGAATTTGTAGATGAATATTCGCAAACAATTAACCATAAAAGAATACTTTTTACCCATGGTGACAAATTTGATTTTTTTATTAATGCTAAACCATTTATAACCGAACTTGCTTCTGGTATATATTATATTTTACAAAAAATAGATAAGAAGCAAAAGCTTACAAGAAAACTTAAAACCAAGATTAAAACATGGCACGGAGCAGCACATGATTTAACAGTTCGTATTGCTCAATATTGCTACAATAACCAATATGATGCTGTTTGCTTTGGTCATACACATGTACCTAAACAATACTATGTAGGGGGTATAGAATGTGTTAATTTAGGCTCTCAGTGTGAATTGCCGATTACCTATGCTATGATTGATGATAGTGGTAAAATAGAATTAAAACAACACGAATAATATGACAATCGCAATTTTTTATTTTATTCTAACTTTAGTGTTGACAATATGGGCAATATACTGTTATAATGATATCGATGGAAAATAATACATTCGAGAAATATAGATATGCAATTTACCATAAACCTACCCAAAAATGGGTACATTTTGTAAGGGATGATATAGAATTAACCGTAACGAACATAGAACTAGTTGACTTTAAAAATTGTTTAAAGTCACCAACTAAAGGTATTTTAGAAAAGTTCTTAAGAAGAAGTACATTTAATAAGACTCCAAATTATGTTAATGAGAATTTTTTAGAGTTTGAAATTACAAAAATAAAAATAAAAACAACATATACAATTGAACTATGAGTAATAAAACATACACACCCGAAGAAAAACATCCAGAAGACGCAATCCATGAAGTTAAAACCTTCATCAATAAACTCCAAGACGTTCAAGAAGATTATTTTCAAAAATTGTCTAAAGGATTAAAATTAACCGAAGAAGGAGAAGAATATCTTTTCGATTATATCTACAATGTAAACAACGATGATCAAGAAATTGATGACTTTGCTCATTATGTACAAACTCTTGGAAAGAGTTATAGAAATTTTATTAAAAAATAATTATGAAAGAAAAAATTGACCCAATGCTGATATTTATGGCAATTATGTTTAGTTGTATTCTTGGCACACTTTGCTATATGTCTAAATTAGAAAGAGATGAAAAAAACAAAAGAGCAGAACTTGTTAAAGAAGCTATTGAAAAAAACTGGACACCAGATCAAATCCGAGTTATAATAGAATCAAGATGAGAAGCATAAAGTTTCGTTTCTGGAGTCCGCAGGGAAAAGCATTTGTACAACAATACAAATACAATGGACTTGTTGATGAGTTGTTTGATGAGAGAGAATGGAGGATTTTAGTTCCTTCCCAATATACAGGATTAAAGGATGATTTTGGAAATGAAATATGGGAAGGCGATATAATTGAACTTAAAAGAAAAGATAGAGAAGGCTTACATAGAGCAGAGATTCAATTTGTTGAAGGAGCATATTTGGCAAAATTTATTAAACACGAAGGAACTCTTAGCTTTTTTTGGTTGCCACACTTGAACGAATACTGTGAAGTTAAGGTAATTGGAAATAAATTCGCTAATACAGAATTATTATGAAACACCATTATAGTGCATCAGATTTTGGACCAGACGAAGTAGTTGTAGGGAATAATTTTATTTCTACATACCCAAGCAAAAAAGATTTGTTAAACTTGAAGCGAAACGTAGAACTATTAGCAAACGATACAAGTAAAGATCTAAATGCATTGCAGTCTGAACTAAATTATATTTCAGCTAAAATATACAAAAACAAAGCAATTGCAGATGAACAAATAAAAAAACTCCAAAAAGAGCTACAAGAATTTAAAAAAGCTACTAATGAATTTCAGAGACATTTAATTGGCACTTCAATTACTCTTTCTGTTGCTATTGTTTTTATTTTAATTTTAATTAGTTTTTATTACAAATGAATACATTTTACGAAAGAATTCATGATGGGGAATTTTTTGTTTACAGCGAAGAAAGCAAAAAATTCTACTTATCAGCGATGAAAAAGTTTAAAGACAAAGGACATTTGGTTAGTGAGTATACGGAAGAAACTTTGGATAAACTTGTAAGGTCAGGTTCTTTTAAAAAACATACTAAAAACCCTGTTGTTATAGCTCAACATGATGTCATTACAGATCTTATTCTTGAGAACAAAAAACTCAAAGAAGAGATAGCACAACTTAAAAAAGAAATAAACAAATGAATACAGAAATAGAAACACTAACAGAAGAATTTGAACAAATTCTTTCATCAAAAGTAGACACAAAATTAGAAGAAGCAGGATATACGAAAAACGTAGAAGAATGGATTGAACATCTTAAAACAAACATAAATGATGAAGAAATATCAAACAGATTTATTTTTGATTATGAGCTTATTAAAAACGCTGAAGCATTTGCTTTGGGTCCAGTATTTTCATATGAAGGTAAAGTAAAAGCGTGTTTTTCAGCAAAATATAATTCTTTAGTAGATCTCAAAGAATCATTAAAAGAGAAAAAATATGTTTTGTATTTGGCTTTTTGTGTAATTAATTCTGAGCCTATTGGTCAAATCGAAACAAGAGATTTTTATATCACCCCTAAAGACAATTTTATAGCATTTGATAGAATTGGAAAAAATCCAAAAATACGTTATATTTTAAGAGGACATATTTTAGAATGATACCTAAAAAATACGCAACATATAGAAACACCAAAGTTGGAGACAAGATTAGGTTTAGAGAATCTACCATGCATTGGTTTACAAATAGAATTGAGAATGCAAAAAAGCTAGTCTCTGGACAAGTTTATACAGTAAAGAAAATTAGTGTTGCTTCTTCTTCAACAGGTGTTATTCTAGAAGAAACAAACGAAGAGGTAGAACTAACTTGGTTTGATGTTATAGAGGATTTATGAACGACGAACTAACAACAAAAATTTATAGAATGTTTCAAAATGAAACTATATTTCATAAAATTGAAATAAAAGATTCTACTGATAAGATTTGGTTTGAAGGAAAACTTTATACCGAAGAAAAACAAGACGAAACAAAAATTCCAAACCTGTATAAGAAGCTTGATCAAGCTATTAGAAACATTCCAGATCATTTTTAATTTATGAAAATACCATACGAAATAGAAAATATTTTTCTCTTTTTGAAAATCAATTAAGATAAGTAATAATATATGGCAATAACTAAATTTCCCGATTTTAAAAATAAAACTTTATTAGAAGATGGTGATTATATTGTTGGTTATAATGCTAATGGTACAGCTGAGTATAGAACAACGCTTTCTAGTTTAGCCGAATATTTGGCAGAGCGTATTGAAGTAATAGACTTTATCAAATTTAATGATCAAAATCTTAAATACAATAAAAAAAATTTAACATTTGTATAAAAATAAGATAAGTATATATAAATAACTTTATGGCAATTGAAATCACTTCAGCAACACCCGAAGAACTTTCCGGAATCAGAGATGCATTATCGGTTCCGTCTAAAAATGTTTTTGATCAAAAAAATAGTTTACCTGCTCCTAATATATCTTTTAAAGGAGTAACAACTATACAAGGTTTATCTGGTAATCCCAAGATAGGTAATACTGATTTAGGAATAATTAATGAACCTATAAATCTTTACAAATCTCCTCATCTTTTAGTTTCTGATTTTAGTCAAGAATTTTTAGAAAATAATCAAATTTTTATAGAAATGGTTATTTTTAATAAAAGTAGAATAAAATATGAACGTGAGGGTAGATCTGCAAAAACAGGGTTTTTTGTTTCCAATGGAACTTCGATTAAACCTTGGGGTAATTTCTGGAATAGAAGTGGAATAAGCCCATCTTTAAGTGCTAGGAATATTACAAGATATAATCATTTACCTGTCACAAATCTAAACGAATATGTAGATTTAGGAATTTGTTTAAATAATCATTTTATCCTAAAAAACGTTGAATATATTACAAATACAAGCGAACTACCTACCATAGATTTGATGGTTCCATGTAGAAAAGGATGTTCTAAAGGGGGTCAGCATGGATACAAACACCCGCATGGCAAAAATTATGTTCCTTTATATATAGCTTTTAGATATATACATTGGTTACCAAATTTAAATAATGGAAAGGGTCAGATTGTATCAGGCCCATTATCAAAAACCATAAAAGTTAAAAATACTTTTTTTCCTTTTAACAAAGATCCAGAATACACCAGTATTGAATCTAATGTATGTAAATTAAACGATGATTTTTCTAAATTTGATTTTGTATGTACTTATTGTTAAAAGATAAAATTTGATCCCAGTTTAGAAGGCGAGCATACATTCCCCTTTATACGTAAAGGTGAGCATACACGCGCTCTTTATACGTAAAGATGCGGTGCGCCGAAAGGCGCACAAACATTCTCCTTCTAAACTGGGATTAATATTTTTTTTATTCTTGACTTTTTTATTATAAAGTTTATACTGTATTTTACATGAGTGAGTATATTCCAGATAAATGGCTAGTTGTTAAAATCGAAGGAGTTAAATTTCCTTTAACCTATAAAGTATTTTCTTGTTGGTATGGAGGTTATTTAAATGAAGACTCTTGGAAACTAAATAGCGGAATTACAAAAGTTACAAAAGAAGACGGATACTATTTGTTTGAAGGTTATTCTGGTTCTGTTTATTCTTGCAACGAAAACCGTTATGGTGCTACTATATATGGTCACGGAGTTTTACAGGACATTATTAACAAATCCAAAGAAGCTGGAGTAAACGTAGAAATATTGCCAGAAGATACAAATTGGCTTGACTTGTCCTACGAATAATTCTATATTGATTACATGAACCCATTATTTGAAAAATTTGGCAAAGCATTTATTTGGTTTGCATTTGTTTGCTCATTAGCTTTTTACGTTTATGCCATGGTTAATTCTTTTGCAAAATAAATTATGAGAGATCCAGAAGACACAAAGTATGTTTGGGACGAAAAAAACTTAAACATCATTCAAAAAAATATTTCAAAAGAAAAAAGATACTTTGTTGAGATTACAATAAAAGATTCTGAAACATTAGAACCAGTTCGTTCTATTTCTACTGGTTCCGATTATCCAGAAAGTTTTTTTAACAATCCACATCCCAATTTAATGAGAGAGATTCATGGATGCGTGGATATACTTTGCTCAATCCATTTTGGAAATGATAAACAATTCAAACTTTAAATGAAAAAATGTACCATGACTAACAAAAAGCTTTTAAACAACATTTATTATATGGCTCTTCATCATAAAAAATTAAATGAGGGTCTAAAAAATGATATATCTAGAGACAAGTATTACAGGAGATATTCGGAAGGTCTTTATGATGCTTATGCTTATGTTGTTCAAATGTTTGAGCATTCAGATACTATCGGTACTGTAGATTATAAAAACATTCACAAAATGAAAAAAGCAAAGGGAGAAGTATGAAAAGCCTTTATAAATCAAAAAACGAATTAAAAAGCGATAAAAACTCTAACGTTACTTCTTTTATAAAAGAAGTTCAAGATATTTGTCAAAAGTATCAGATTTCTATTTCTCATGAAGATGGTCATGGTTTGTTTATTTTGACAGATTACAATGATTTATATATTGATTATCTAAATGATGCTATTAACGAGACTACAACAAATAAAAAGAACAAACAATGTGAACTTTAAAAATGAAAACGCACTTCGACAAACAAATAGATAAGATTCGAGCAATGCTTAGTGATAAGATTGCTGATCTAAAACTTAATCCTGATTTTTTTGAAGACGAAAAACAAAATTATATTAATCATTTACACTATCAAATGAACAAAATGGAATTTGCTAGAGAAGTTCACAATTGTTATGTTCTTACAGGAGAAGTGAAAATTCCAAAATAATTTATGAAAACAGAAATTAAAAAAGTGGAGGATAATTTATATGTGTGATTGTTGTAATGCTAACAAATATTGGAGAATTTTTAGTAAAAATGGTAAACTAAAGAAAGTATACTGGGCAGATGATCGATATTTCTTCAAAGTAAAAGATAAAGATTTTGTTATAAAATATCATTCTAAAAATGTTGTTAAGATCTATAAAATAAAAAAATGTACTGATCTTTTGTATTATAGCTGGATACCTACAAAAGAAAAATCAATAGCTAAATTAGCCTATCTAAAATAAGGGGTTATACTCACAAAGTAATTTATGAATGATGACGAAAACCTAATAAAAAATAATTTTGGTGCTCTTCTTGCGGAAGCAGCTTCGACCTTTGTTTACATTAAAGAAAAAACAAAAAACACTTTACCTGAAGTTGAAATAAATTCTGTTGGTAGTTTTCAGGGTATTAAAGATATTGTGGATTTGTTGTGCGAGAACGTGAATAATATTAAAAAGGAAAAAGAAGAAGCATTGTCAGTACTAGCAGCAAAGAATATGCTTTATGATGCAGCTTTAGAACAAATTTGTAGTTTGAGAGTAAAATGAAAATTTCGAAGAATAGTTTAGGATTAGGAAAGAACAACCATGGACGCATGAGTAGCGCACGTTCGAGTCGTGCTTCTTCGACCATTTTTAAAAAATTACAAAAGCTGGATAGAGAGATTTCAAGACTTCAAAATAGAATAACTCCTTTTGGGGATTTTGATTTTGGTTTTGAAAAACATAGAAACAAGAAACTTGAAGAACAAATTAAAAAACTTGACTTGAAGAGAAAAGAAGTTAGACTTGAGAGAAAGAAGTATGGTAATTAAAAAAAGAAAACCACGGACAAAAAGTTATGATCTCGGTTTTGATGGAGCGCATATTAACGGAAAACCAATAATGCATGATTCTCCAGCAATAGAAAAATTGGATTTTCGTTTTAAAAATAAACTATGTCTTGGGTGTGGAAAAAAAGAGTGTCAATGTAAAAGTAAGAACAACAAAAAAAGTTTAAAAACTTGACATGCAGAGAAAAGAAGTTAGACTTGAGAGAAAGAAATATAATTTATGAACAATAATCCAGAATTTATAGGAGATGCTATTGATTTTTTAATAGATCATCCAGAGTTTACTAAAGAAAAGTTTTTGAAAACAAATCCTCAACTCAAAGAAGTAGTAGAAAAAGCTATTAAAGACAGAGAAGATAGATGTGAAAGAAAAAAATATAATTTATGACAATACATACAGCAAAAGTAAATGGTGAGCTTTTAAGAGCTGCGCGTGAAGAAAATTGGACTTGGGAAGAAGCACAAGAAAATTTAAAACAGACATATGGAGAAGATGCAGAGTTAGTTTCTAGTATGTCTGAAGAGCTTTTCGAAGATCTCATGAAATTCAAACTCGAAGAAGTATGAAAAATAAAATTACAGTAAATCTATACGCTAAAAAGTACGGCGAAAACGAACTAGCTAAAATGATTCTTAATAAAGAATTTGGCTTTGAATTTACAATTGAAAGTGATACAGAAAGAAGTCGGAGAATTCTTTCCTTTGAAGAAGCACTATCTTTAAAAGATAGTTTAGATCAAGCTTTTAGTGATTACAAAAAATATAGTTTATAAAATTTATGACTAATAGAATCCTTAAATTCCGAGTTTGGGATAAACTAGCAAAACAATTCACCTATCCAGACAAAGGATATCAGGGACATTATGTTCTTACTTTGAACGGACAGTTTCAAAACCTTCAGAATGGTTCTGGTGGGGATGAATATGTTGTTCAACAATGGACTGGACTAAGAGATTCAAAATGGGTTGAGATTTACGAAGGAGATATTATAAGAGGTAAATTTTTTGATACTGACTACAGACATCTCAAAACGGTTAATTCTGAAGTTGTTTGGATGGAAAGATATGCTTGTTTTAATATAGGTATTGAAGAATGGAGATACAGTGGAGAACCTGTAACTATTATTGGAAATATTTTCGAAAATAGTGAACTTTTAAACAATGAACTGGAGAAAAATTAAAACTTATGCCATGCCATAGTGGATATTCCGATTTAGAATTAAAATTAAAGGACGATGTACACGATATATCACTTGAGCTTGATCTAACCACGAGGTTTGCTTGTGAATGTTTAACCAAATTAGAAGAAGAAAATTCTCCAATACCAGAGTATATTAAAGATTGGTGGGAACAACATAAAGAGTGGGATAGAAATAGAAAGCGAGAAGAAATTGAGCAAGCACAAAAAGACCTAATAAATGAAGATAGAAAGAAATGGCAACAAATAAAAAACGCTATGGAAAATGGCATAGAAGCAATTTTTCCTCATGGTAGTGAACTTTTAAACAATGAAAATTAACATTGAAAATTCCCAAGTATTATCTGAAGATTTTACCAAGCATATTTGTGTTGTAGTTCTAAATCATTATATTGAACTCGAAAAGCAAATTATTGATGACAATAAAGATAATAGTGAGATGATAATAAAGTCTGAAAAAAACTTAAAACACTTGAAAGAATCAAAAAAGTATATACAATCATTTTATAAACAATGAATAGAATACCAAATTATAGAGTCTGGCACAAAATTGAAAAACGTTTTGTGGATTTGCGAAGCATTGATTTTGAGTTAGAGAAAATTGGTTATGATGCTTATAGAGAAGCAAACTACTATGATGTTGCTAAATTTGATGAGATAGTCTTTCAGCAATTTACTGGACTCTACGACAAGAACAAAAAACTAATCTATGAAGGTGACAGAGTAAGATTTGGCTATACTAAATACGAAGACTTTTTCGGTGAAGTTATATGGCTTAAAGACAGAGCAACATTTGGAGTTATAAATAAGAATTCTTTTGAAACTTTTGAAGACTTAATGAAATACATTGAAGTAGTTGGAAACATTTTTCAATTGCCTTGTAATCCAGATCACAATGGAGAATGTTTGGTTTGTGATTGTTGGTTGAGCGATTGTGAATTTATTAAAGAGAATAATGATCAAGACATATAAATTCACATTTA